AAGGGCAAGAAAAGAACTCTGAAGGTGTTTGTGTTGTTACTAAAAACCCTGTAGTTGGAGAGTGTCCTGAAGGGCAAGAAAAGAACGCTGAAGGTGTCTGTGTTGCTATTACTGAAGAACCCGTAGTTGGAGAGTGTCCTGAAGGGCAAGAAAAGAATGCTGAAGGTGTCTGTGTTGCTATTACTGACGGGACTGGTGACTGCCCAGCGGGACAAAGCAAGAACTCTGAAGGTGTTTGTGTTACTGACGGGACTGGAGAGTGTCCAACAGGACAAAGCAAGAACTCTGAAGGTGTCTGTGTTGATGATGGCGATGGAAATGGCAATGGAAATGGCGATGGCGGCTCAGGAGGAGGCAGCGGAGGCGGTTCTGGTATAGGGTACGGAGGAGGGTCACAAACTGAGTCTCTTTTTGCAGACATGATAAAACTACAGAAACCAAAATCTACACAAGAACTCTTGCAATATGCACAACAAGCTCCTACACAAGGCATGATGTCACCGAATGCACGTAACGACATTTTACTTGAATTTATACAAGCTAATACCAATGCTGGAATGTTAGCAAACTTACAAAGGAATAGAAGATGACTTATCTAGAACTAGTCAATAAAGTATTAGTAAGACTTCGTGAGAATGAAGTTGCTACTGTTAACGAGAACGCATACTCTAAGCTCATAGGCGCTTACGTTAGTGACGCTAAGAGATCAGTAGAGAACGCATGGGACTGGACAGGACTACGTAATACGCTAACAGTAGATACACAAGCTGATGTTTTTAACTATGTTCTTACAGACGCAGACAACACCATTAAAATTCTAGACGCTACTAACGATAGTCTAAACTCTTTCTTGAGTTACAAGACTTCACGTTGGTTTGATAGCGCCTTCTTAGACTTCACAAGCGTTCCTAAAGGCACTACAACCTTCTACAGCTTTAACGGTATTAACGGTGTTGACTTATATCCTATTCCTGACAAAGCGTACACACTGCGCTTTAACGTGGTTCTAAGGACTTCAGACTTTGTTAACGACGCTGACAGATTGGATGTACCTTTTAACCCTGTTGTTAGACTAGCATTAGCCTTAGCTGCTAGAGAAAGAGGAGAAACTGGAGGCACAAGCGCAGCAGAGTTGTTCGGACTTGCTGACTCTTCATTGGCAGATGCCATAGCTATGGACGCTGCTTTACATCCTGAAGAAACTATCTGGTACTCATAATGGCCCAACAACTACAGAACATTACCATAGCAAGTCCCGGCTTTGCTGGGCTTAACACACAAGATTCACCTATTGGTGTAGACCCTTCCTTTGCTGCCATTGCTGATAACTGTGTCATTGACAAGCTAGGACGCATAGGCGCACGTAAAGGCTACTTAAACGTCAGCGGTAACGGAGCAGCCGTGTTAGGCTCTAGCCGTGGTATTGAAACTATCTTTGAGTTTGTAGACAGAAGCGGTGATAAGATTGTTATCTCTGCTGGCAACAATAAAATATTTAAAGGTACTACAACTCTTGTTGACATTACCCCTGCTAATTACACGCCTTCTGCTAACAATTGGAAGTGTGTTAACTTTAATAATCATATACAGATGGTACAAAGCGGTCACGAGCCTCTTATTGGAACAGACGAGTCAGGTTCTTTTGTACTAGAGAAAATATCTAGTCACGCACACTCCGCAGGTACAATGCCGCAAGGAAACGAAGCTTTGGCTGCTTTTGGTAAGATGTGGGTAGCAGGTGTTGTAGGAAGCAAATACATTGTTTACTGGAGTGACACTCTTAACGGAGCAGCTTGGACAGGAGGCGCTTCAGGCAACTTAGATTTAACTTTAGTCTGGCCTTCTGGCTTTGACGAGGTTGTGTCTTTAGCTGCACACAATGACTTTTTAGTTATCTTTGGTAAGCGTTCTATTGTTGTGTATTCAGGCGCTTCGTCACCTGCTAATATGGTTCTTGCAGATACTATTGACGGTGTAGGTTGTATTGCTCGTGACTCAGTACAACAGACAGGCAACGATCTAATATTCTTATCTGACTCTGGTGTACGCAGCTTTGGTAGAGTAATTCAAGAAAAATCTCTGCCTATGAGAGACATTAGCAAGAATGTTCGTAACGACTTGATGTCTCTTGTTGAAAAGCAGCAGTTACCTATAAAATCTCTGTATAGCCCAGACGAAGCTTTTTACTTGCTCACCTTACCCTCTACTGGTGAGGTATACTGCTTTGATATGAGAGGGCCGTTAAACGAATCTGGAGCACATCGTGTTACTACATGGTCAGTTATTGACCCTCTAGCTTTAAACTTAGCAGAAGACGGAACAATTTACATAGGAAAGCCTACAGGTATTGTTAAATATCACGGATACTTAGACAATACTTCTGAGTATCAGTTACGATATTTTAGCAATCCTACAGACTTTGGGAACTCTTCTAATTTAAAGTTCCTAAAAAAGTTTAATTTAACTATTGTAGGTGCTCACGGCACAGACATTACACTAAACTGGGGCTACGACTACACAGAAGCTTTTAATAAACAAGCTTTTACATTTAGTGCCAGCAACGCTGTTTCTGAATACGGTGTTGCTCAATACGCTATTTCAGAGTACTCAGGAGGTGTTGACGCTTTGATTAACAGAGCTAGTGTAAACGCTAACGGCAGCGGTAGTATTCTTACTATTGGTATTGAAGCGCAGATAGCCAATGTTCCTTTTTCTATTCAAAAAATTGATATACATGCTCTAATGGGGAGACTTATTTAATGTCCAATTATACAAAAACAACTAACTTTGCTGCTAAAGATGCACTAGCTTCTGGAAATGCAAATAAAATAGTACGAGGGACAGAAATTGACGCTGAATACACTAACATTGCTGTTGCTGTTAACAGTAAATCTAACACTGCTAGTCCTACATTCACAGGAACTGTCGCTGCGACGACACTCAATGTCTCAGGCGTTGTCACAGCAGGAACTATAACTGGAGGTGCGTTCTAATGTCATTTATGGATTATCTAGCAAGCGGAGGCGTTGGTGATTTTCTAAACGCAGGCGGTAGTTATGCACTTACTGACAAAGCTATTAAAGATGTAAAAGCAACAGGAAGAGAACTACAAGAAGGAACGGGCTTACTCTCTGATCAAGCAAGAGCAGGCACAGCTTTTCAGCCTTACGCTGTTACTAGTGACTTAGCTAACGTAGCTACTAACGCTCAAGGCGGCTTTGATGTTAACTTATCTCCTCAACAGGCTGCTATGCAACAGCAGCTAATGGGGCAAGCACAGGGTTTGTTTGGACAGGTAGGTCAAGACCCAGCAGCGCAGCAAGCGGCCATATACGAGCAAATAAGAGCTACACAGCGCCCTGATGAGCAACGTAACCGTTTATCTACAGAAGAACGCCTGTTGTCTCAAGGCAGACTAGGTATTTCTTCTAACGCTTATGGTGGTGCTTCTCCTGAACTTCTAGCGCAAGAAACAGCTCGTCAAGAAGCTATGGGTCGTGCTAACTTAGGCGCTCGTCAGCAAGCACTAGCAGAGCAGCAACAGTCTCTAGCAGGTGCTACAGGTCTCTTGACTGCTGGTTATCAACCACAACAGCAAGCTCTTAATCTACTGGGCGGGGCTACACCTTCTGCTGGTTATGCTGATATTGGTCGTAGAGAAGGAACTGAAATAGGCTCACAGATAGATGTATCAGGCTTAGAAGCTCGCATGAACTCTGAAAACATGGCTAATCAATTGCGTCTTAGTCAGCAAGCAGCTTTATTAAAGAGTATTACAGGTGCTGGTGAAGGTGCAACAGGTGGTGGAGGTTTCTGGGATTCCTTGTTAAAGTCTTTAAGTGATGTTCGTCTTAAAGAAAACGTAGAGAAAGTAGGCGTAGACGCTAGAACTGGTTTAAACTTGTATAACTTTAGCTATATTGGTGATCCTGATTCTATTCTTTATGAAGGTGTAATGGCTCAAGAAGTTCTAGAGTACATGCCTGAAGCCGTAACGCTTAGAGAAGATGGCTTCTATACTGTGTCTTACGGGATGCTTGGTTTAACAATGAAAGAAGTGGAGGTGGCGTAATGGCTGAACGAATAGACCCTAACGATGTACTAGGAATGTTAACAGGAGTTTCAAGCACTCAACAGTCAGCAGCTCCCGCAGTAGCAGGTTCTGCTAACTTTTATGG